GTGACCCGTTGGGGACTACATTAAGTCCACAACCTCTAGTTTCTCATCAAAACTAGAAAAGATTTGACGCTACTCTAAAAATTTGGTTTATTATTTAGAGAAGTGATGGAACCAATAAGACTCCACCAACTTTGAATATTCCAAGTAATCGTCGCAGTAACCGCAAAACGCAAATAATCATTTCCGTTCGCGTACGCGGCAGTTGCATTGGGATAGAAAGTAATCGCGTCATTGGCTGTTGTAGAAGCATAAACTGCATACAAGGTGAAACCATCAGTGAGTGTAACCGCTTGATTCGAATTCGAAAAGGGGCCACTCTGGTATTCAACCAAAGTCGCAGGCGTTGCATTCGTCCAACTGCCAGAAGCACTATTAGAAATATCTAAAATAATTTTATAAACATCACCATAAGCGGCATTACTTGGCACGGCCGAGTTTGTAACACCATCCAACAAATTGCCAACCGGAACAGCGGCCAGGCCATTGCCTGCCGTAACCCCGGAGGTCGTCTGCCCAAAGTTCACATTGGTATATTGTGCTCGGGGCAGCGGTAAATTGAGGAGGCGTGGAGATATTTGCATCTCAGCAAACTCAATCTCATAGTCAAATAAGACATAACCAGGACTTTCCGTGGTCGTCGTCTTCGACAAGAGAAAGATTTCTCCGTCCGCGTAATCGTTCGGAGAATCACCCATGCCGTAATCCGTAGATTTCCAAGTACCCTGCACTTTCAGGTCAGCTGAATGGTTGGTCCACTGTGGACCTAAAACCGTATCGGGATCTGAAATAACAAAAGGTAAAAGGAAACTGGAAGTCTGATTCAAGTACACACTGTCACGGTTCTTGCCGTGATAAAACATAACATCCCCACTAGCACTAGTGGGAGAAGACGTAATGTAATGAACAATGCAACGTTTCCAGCGGTATTTTTGATACATCTGTAAATATTGCCGAACAATCGAGTCGCCAAAAGCAACCGGACTAAGCGGGGTGCCCCCTACGGTGCACCACGCTGTGATAGAAGAAGCAGTGCCCGCGGGCGTGAACATAAAGTCCCGACCGCGAACTATCACTCCACTATTTGTTCGTGTACTAACACTGCGAGCTCCTCGGACACTGTTGCCAATTGCAACAGGGGCCGTGGAAATCGCAGAAACAGGTCCCATGGAGGCTCCCGTAACTCTGCCAGCTCGAGCCTTGCGCTCTCGCTGCATCATAACGGCAGACGCCATCTTAGAAACCATAGCACGATTAAGGGTGAGACCACCCTTCGGCTTTCGTTTGTTTTGTTGTCGCTTATTATTTTTAGTCATTTTGCTCCACCTACCTGCCTATTATATATAATCACATAGCGTAAATTCTACTCTTTTTCTTTTTCTTGCGCCTTCTCAAAAATCTGTTCAAACTGGGGACATTTCCCCAGGGTACAGAAAACAAATCTTTATTAAGTTCACAGTCCGGACAGTAGTTTCTGGGGGTATCGCTCCCAACATTGAGAGTGCTACCAGACTTCCCATTGACCGGATTGTAGACATTTGGATTTGTAGGCGTAGGATTAGCCGGATCGTAAACAACGGATTTACCGTTGTCGACGGTACTAACCGTTGCCGGAATGTCACCGCTACCAGTAGCCTGCACATTGCCATGCGGGTTCTTAGCAGCAGTCGCATAAATAGCCGCACTGCCAGCCGTGAGACCAAGTCCGGTCTCAGCTACTACAGTACCCATTTCCATCTTTGCTGCTGTAGAAGCAGTAAGATTGGAAGTATCGGTCGCGGCATAAGCGCCATCCAGACCAGCGTCCGGCATAGCGTTACCGATCGCTGTGACAGCATTAATAGTTGTCTCACCGACCGCTGCCGCGGCGGCTTCCGTAGCTTCAACGATTTCGACCAAGGCCTCTACGATAGGAATCATAAAAGCCATAAATATAAACACGTATTCTACAAAAGAATTTACAAATCAAAATTATCATATATTTGCACCAACCACCACAGAACAAGTACTATCCTAACATAACAGTTTAGCGACTTGTTAAGGTCGATTTAGAATCCTAGCAACTCGCTTCGAGACCCAAGACCTTGTAACGCAACTGGTTACGAGTCTTGTAGTAAGCTAGGGGAAATTGACAAGGGAACTTCGCTCTGAAGTGTTTGAACATATTATCAAAGAACAAAAACTTCTTCGTGTCCCAAACATGATTCAACATGTGGGAGGCCAAGGCTCCGGCTAAATCCGCAGTCTTGACTACCGAAAGATGTGCGATGTGCTTAGTAAACCGAACTGGTTTATAAGTCCACTGGCCATCAACGAGTTCAAACTTATTTGAAAAGAACTCACATTGGTCAAAAGAGTCGTGAACTTTGCGTTCTTCAACCTTAAAACCCAATGTCTGAAGGTTATCCCAGTAACTCTGCACATCAAAGTCGTCGGGAAACGTCTACAAGACGTCATCACCCCCAGCGACAATCGCAAAATTAGGCGAAAGAATCTCTTCATCGCTACATCCGCACCGAATCAGAGCTAGGACATGAAGTAGAATCTGCCCCATTGAATTACCTCCAATGGTGAAGAACCAACCACTCTTCATGATGCCATCCATTATGGCACGGAAGACGTTGCCATTAGTACAACGATAGACAGCGTCGTGAAAAACTTCACGAAAACAGCTATCAACATCGGCTAAAAACTCAACGAAATCCTCCTCTGACATCCCATCAGGGCGGACAGCCAACTCCTTAACGACGCGGTTAACCCCATCGGCTATGTAGAGAAAATAACTATAATCCCACTGAGGTTTATCACTCTCATGGACGCGTCGTCTCTTAAAGACGTTGGCCAAATGTGCGATGTCACCGGCGCGTTGCGGGTTAAACGCGTACTTAACCGGTGAGTTTTTCCATTCAGCGACCATGTTCTCAGCCAACGGACCAAAAACTGCATTGTTCTTAACCGTTTTATGGAGAGGCATGCCCGCGACTATTCGCGGCATTCCTTTCTCTATCTTGGCTTTCTTCATGGCCTCATTTTTGACGAAAGTCTTCACTTCCACCACCGGCTCGTCCCAATCCCGGAGAACCACCTCCGCGAACCCCTCAACCGTATATTTTTTGAGGACCTGTTCTATAACAGGGAGACCAGCTGACTGGTAGGGATGGCCTGGACTCTTGCCATCCTTTATTGCTGAAGAATTAATGATGCGTTTCACATTCTCCAAGCTACGCCATCCAATATCTGGCTCAAACTTGTTGTGTTTCATCATCTCAGCGGTCAGCCGGACGGCTCGATTCATTTCGTCCGGCATAGGCTCGCTGACCGTCAAGCAGCGCTCATGGTACATCTGAAGATGCTTAACCACTGAATGCGCCTCTAACTCAGGCGTAATCACTGGAAAAGTAAACTTCTCCGCATCATAACCCATTTTAGTCAACTCCTCGAGATGGGTATCTATATACTCAACAATCTCGGGGTTTGGCTTATGGCTCGCGTTGCAATGAACCCGTTCTTTGTTGGGAAACTTCAGAACTCCAGGAAAAATCTCAATAGCATCCGTCTGGGAATCCGGCAGCAGGGGATCATTACCCACAACCGCATTCTCATCCAGGTACCGCGAGAGTCTACGGTAGCTCTTATTACTCAACAAATCTGAGTTCGGATCGAGCAACATGGCGGCAAGGTATTCCTCCTTGTCGGTGCCGTTGTAATACTTGTCCAAAAGTTCATCAACGTCAGCACGCGTCCAACCAATGTCAACGCGCCCACCCTTATCTATAAAACCATACAGATCACCATGGAAAAGCTCCTTCAACTTATGAGAACGTCCACGAAATTTAAAATCGTGTTCGACTTTCTCTTCATCAGAAGTGCTTGATTCATTGGTACGAGCCAACAACATTTTGATGACTTCAATCCTTATAGCGATATTCTTGTCGCCGGCTGCAGAAACATGCATGCCGACAACTCCACTACCGCTAAAAAGAGGACTACCAGAGAACCCATTGTGCGTGGTGGCTGTATGCCACAATTCTTCCATGCCTGAATCCATAAGCGTCTTACCGGCACTCGTCATGAACAATTCATTAACGAAGCCCACAGCGCTCACAGGCATGGCATAATGGGAGTCACGCTTAGCTGAGATTTGACCGACCTTGATCTTAGCCCAGGTCGCATCACTCAATTTAGTGATGAAAACATCATAATCTGAGGGTGCCAGATTCTCGTCAATGCTAAAAACCCCATTGGGTATTTGCAGCACTCCGGCGAGATCGACAACAAAATTCTGTTTCCGCGTCTCTCTAACTCCTGTGAGATAGATACGCGCAACACCCCCCGCTACAGCGTTGGCGACGTGTTTAGCCGTCACCAACTTGTCGCCCATTCTGAAGAAGCACCCAATCACAGTGAGCGCAGTACCTTCAGTAGAGGCTAAAATAGCTCCCACCGGCCGCGAAGTGCTCGGATACAGGGTACTACCAGGAAGCGCCATCTCATCAACACGAACGTCATCATTACGACGCGCATTGAGATAATGCAGCTTCCCGTTCACGACCACTTCGTGAACATCCCCTGTCTCCGTAATGCGCTTGCAAATGTACACACTTTCCCCAGCACACTCGCTGGGTTTAAGATCATACGTCGTAAAGACCATTCTATGGACTTCACGCACACGTTTCGCAAGCGCATCGGCCTCTCGTTTAAAACAAAGGAACCAACCATAGGATGCCTTGAACAAAGTCCAAGTCAACCAAAGGAAGGCCAGAACTAACGTAGTTTCCCAAAACGCTACCACTTCATGTGGCAATCTCTTTGAGAAGTACGAAGGTATCTGGCAAACATAAGCCATGAGCGTAAAATAACTCACTACCAACTTTTCCACAGCCTGAGTTAGAGTATACCACGTAGTGGCATGTCTAATAAATAAGGCAGGAATATTCTGTAGCCCTTGAGCATAAACCACTCTCCCCGTCAAAATGGCATTAAATAAAAATGCCTTCAGGAAAAATAGATTCCGGCGCTTCTTAACAAGCGTCGTAACTATCTGCTTTGCATGTTCTGGTTTATCCGCTTCACGCGCCGCTCGGACTGGTATAGCCTCCACGGCCCCCATAACGGGAGTGAAACGGGGTTCACGCCAAGTAAGACTATCAGACAACCAAATAGCAGCGACTTGGTGGGAAATATCCTCACCAGTCGTTCTATGGCGATACTCAATCAACCACGCAGAGTGGACTACAAACGTATTGTAGTTCTACACACTAACAGCGGTGTTGAGATCCATATCCAAATGGACCATTAGGTCGTCCACGCTCATAGCGTAATCATCCCAGCGTCGGGCAAGAAAACTCTTAAACCCTTCCTTATAAACCAACTTCGAGCCGAAATACGATT